GTTATTTACCTTATTCCAAACATGAAGGTCAGGCCATAAGTCTTTGCTGATAAAATCAATATGGTGTCCGAGCTGACTATCGTTAAACTTATAATAAGTATCAATTCCAGCAACTACTGCCTTAATTGTTTTGTTGTCAGTTGTAGTAAAAGGAATATAGTCTCCCACATGAATACCATTGAAATTAGCTGATTGAATACGAGCTTTAATCCATACCCATACATTTCCGGCTGCAGCAATTTCTGAAGCAAACGCTGTTGTTAGGTCTACACCAGGATAAACATAAGGAGCATACTCAGCATATCCTCCTGATACGTCGTCAATATTAAGCGCAATATCTCCGCTTAGAGCTTTATTGTTTACTTTTCTTGTTGTTGGTACCGCACCAGCTTGAGCTGCTGTTACTCCGTGCGGATTATTAGTGCTGTTCTTGTGAGCATTAAGTTGCTCAAGAGTAGCAAGATTGATTTTGTCTCCTGAAGCCATGTTATACCTCCTCGAAATAAGGCTGACCGTTGTTTATTCCAATTTTGTAAACGAGCTGTGTTGTATCATCTACAATAGACGCCGTTCCAGGCGCTCCAGTCTGTCCTACATTTCCTCTTGGAATAGTAAAATTAAATACAGCAGCTTGCTGAGTTCCAGTATTTTCTACAACGGCTGCCGTACCAGGTTCTCCAGTAGTAACAACACCGACTGCAATAGTCGCAGCATTGCCCTGAGAACCTTTTGGAATTGTAAAATCGAAAACCGCAGCTTGCTGTGTTCCACTATTTTGAACAGCTGCTGGAGTTCCCGGCTCTCCAGTAGTAACGCTACCTACAGCTATTGTCGCAGCGTCGCCTTGAGGGCCCTTTACATTCCCCAAATCTCTTGTTGTTGACATAGTTGCCTCCTAAATATCAATATATAAATGTCCGTCTTGCCCTATATAAAATCCAGGGTCTTCATCTCCAGTATATGTAATCTGAAGCACTCCAGCGGAAGTTACATTAAATGCGTAAGTACCAGATGTTGCTACAGCGACTCCGTTAATTCCGTCTTGCCCGGCTGGACCTTGAGCTCCCCTCATTCCCTGAGGACCAGTAGCTCCGGTTGGACCAGCGGCTCCGGTATCTCCTTTATCGCCTTTTACCCCAGACGGAATACCATATTGAATATGAATATTACCGGCTGCGTCATATCCCTTTGTTGCTGAAGCAGATGTTCCAGCTGGAAGAGTTGTAGCCCCTACAGTCATATTTTCAATAGCCATTCTATTTGCTCTGGCTGATGTTGCTTCTGCTCCAGCAGTAATTGCCGAAGCAGCAGCGCTTTCTTTTGAAGCATTTGCCGATGTAGAGCTGATTTCCGCCTCGCTCGCACTTGCCTCTGCTTCGTCTGCGCTTTCTGCAGCTTCTTCCGCGGCTGCTCTTGCGTCTACAATATCTTCTGTAATATCGTCAATCTGAGATTGTAGCTGAGCTGCTTGACTTGCAGTTATTTCATCAGCTTCTTCTGCTAAATCGTCCCAGTCTGAAGGAAGAATTACAAACTCACTTCTTGCTGAAATTGTAGCTCTTGTCTCAGGGTGGTTAATAATTGTCTCAGATGTAACATTTCTTACGCCTTGACTTGTTACTGCGGTTATCTTTATCTTGTCTCCGGCAATAGGGTTTCCACTACATGTAATTCCATAAGTAGATAAAAGAACATCAGTGTCTAAGTATTGCCATGAAGAACCGCTATGTATAAAGATATACGTTCCGTCTTCGCTTCCGAGCGGAGAACTATTCCATGTTTGAGCGACTACACTTGAAGAGATTGTATGAGTGTCTATTGTTACGCCTTTGATAGTCATAACCATATTGCCTTCATAAGCTTTAGGCGGATATGGAATAGGCACAAGGTAGACATTTGTTGTTCCGGCCTCCAGCATAGCTGGGGTCAAGATTGTTAGTGTCGGGTTGTCTCCTCGTGAGTCAAGCCATGTAATCTTCTTTGTAAGCCCATCCCACATTTCGTTAAATACAAGTCTGACATATACATCGTCGTGGCTTCGTGCAGCTCCAGCTACAACCCCAGCTCCCTTTATATATTCAGACTCAACCTGGCACTGAATAATTCGTGTACCCATAGGTTTCTCCTTAAAAAATAGCGCAGCAAGATTATTAGTCTTGCTACGCCGTGTCGTAACTAATTTTGAAATGTTCGCGGATTTACTTATTTCTATTTTCTGTAGCTTCGAGGCTGCTTTCAATAGCAATCAGGTCAGCTGTATGTTCGTCCTGCTTAAGTGAGAGTCTTAATACTTCTGCTACGAAGCGAGGTACTTCGACTTCTACGCCGCGCTGGATTTTATAAGCTTTGCCGTTTACCCCAACGAACACGTCGTCCTTGTACTTGTCGTTATCTTTGAAAAGTTTAATCTTCACTTTTCCGGAAGGTTTTGGAGCTTCCTTAGGAGCTACTTTCTTTTCTTCAATAACTTCAGTCTTTTCAGTTTTAGTTGCCATAATGTTGTCCTCCTTATGGTTGTAGCCGCCCCTTGCGAGGCGGCTTAATTCATGCTGCTAAACTAATTAGCACCTACTTCGAATGTAGAAGCAGTTTCAATTCTAATCATGTACTGTTCTACAAGTCTTTCAGCTACCTTTGTAGCCTTCCAGCCAGCTGTTGCTCTCTGGTTGAGTGGGTCGTCTCCAGAACCGAGCTGCTTTACAATGTGCTGGAGTCCGCCGCCAGCGATTTCTGTTGTTCCGTATGCGTTAGCACCGAGAATGAGTGTAGAGTATACGTCTCTTCCTGCAGCACCAGCTTCGCCAGGATATACAGAGTTTCCGTCTGCCGGAGTCATTGTTGGAGTGTCCTTAAGAGTAATTGTAGCTTCTCCTGCTGCACCAGCTGCTGCGGAAGCGATTTCTGCAACTTCTGTAGTGGAAGCGTTCTTAAGAATAATCATTCTGCCAACAAGAGCTGTTGCTTCTGCTGCTGAAATTGCTTCATCAACTGTGATAACTTTTGTAGCGTAAGCTCCTACTGTGAGGTTTCTTGCTTCTGCTGTGAGGTTTTCAGCGTGGAATACTTTAGCTTCTGAAGTTTCTACGAAACGTACGCCAGCGATAGAACCGATTTCTCCGTTGTATACGTTTTCAGTATCAACATACTGATGAGGATACTTCCATTCCTGGTCGTTCATGAGGTCGTATGAGCAGTCAGGGTGGATAATTCCTACGTAGTATCCGTTGAACTTAGGAGCGTTCATAACCTTGAGGAAACGAACTGCCTTCTTTACTGCGTCTACTGTGAGGTAGTCGTTGTTTGTTGCTGTAGCGTCTCCGCCTACGAGTGTAGCTCTGCTAAGTTTCTTGCCGTTACCGAACTGTACGTTTGTACCACCATTAAGAACTTCTCTTACGATTGTATCAAGAGTTCTTCCAGCCTGAGAACCGAGGAGTTCTGTAGCCTGAACGAGGTTGTTGTCGAAAGCTGTTAAGAGGAGGATATCAGAAAGTGTGATATATCCGCCGTACTGAGCTACTGTTGCAGTAACAACGCCCATGTTAATCTTCTGGCCGTTAGGTGTAACGCCTTCTGTGAGTGGGCTAAGAGCCTTAGGAAGTGAGTCGTATTTTCTGAACTCGATTGTCTTACCACCATTCTTTGGAATAGGGTGCTTCTGGCCGAACTGGTCATGAACGAGTTCTGGTTCAGCGAGGTCGATAAGATAGTCGCTGTAATAGGTCTTCATTTCATCTGAAAGACCGCTGTCTGTTGTAACGTTTGTGTTAGCGCTGAAAAGTGCTAAGTTAATCATTAAAAGCTTTTCCATTGTGATTTCTCCTTATACGATAGAGGAGCTAAAAAGATATTTTCTCTCCTCTTGCTACTCTTTTGGCGATTTCAGCTCTGTCTTTTTTAGAGAGCTTACTTACGTCGTCTTTAACGGTAAATGCACTCTGGCCAGCTGTTCCGTTCTCATTAGGTCTATTGCCTCTTGCGCGGACATTCTGAACTACTGCTTTTTCTGTGTTACTTGCTACAGTCTGAGCTACGCCGTTCATCATTTCGTCATAGTGAATGACTTTATATGCGTGCTCTACTGGAACACCGGACTTTAACATATTCATGAACTGAGGATTTTGAGTTTCCTTTTGCAAGTCGAAGTCTGGGAACTTTGCTTTAAGAGCTTGCCCTTCAGATATCCACTGCTGAACCTTCATATTTGCAGCTTGTCTGTTCTGAGCTTGCTGTTGCACTGCCTTAAATGCTTCGTTTTCTTGCTTCATTCTTGAGTACTCTTTGTACTGCTCGACTGTCATTCCAACTTCTTCGGCCTTATCAGCCCAGAATGAATTGTCGTTATCAAGAGCCTTCTGAATACCGGAAAAGTCGTTTGCTTGGAGTCCGTACTTTTCTGCTACTGCTGCCATAACACCGTTCATCTGCGCAACCTGAGCTTCAAGCTGTTTTGTTGCTCCGAAACGTCTATCAATAATGCGCTGCGTTGCTTCTGTGTACTGGTCCTTGTATTCGCCTTGAATTAAGTCATGAAAAGCTTTACGTTTGTCTTCCAGAGTGTTTGAAGTCGTTTTGACTTCTGGGTTATCCCCGGCGGCAGGATTGTTTGCTTCTGCTGCGTTCGTAACGTTGCCCTCTGCAGAAGAGTCTTGTTTACCGAACTTCACATTAGCGTATTCGCCCGATTTGCCCTGGCGGGTGGTACCAGGAGTGTTTGAGTCGCCCTGAGAAGCTGCGCCTTCTCCACCAGCTCCGCTTGCTGCAGCAGCTCCGTCGAAAAGGTTTAGCTTAATTTTTCTTATGAACATTGTCGTTCCTCCTTAATATCGCGAGTATTACGCCCTCGTGCAGCGTGTATTCCTGACTTCGCCAGAGCTTAGGAGCCGTAGCTCCCTTGCTCCAGCAAAGCAGGAGGACAGCCTATATATAACTCTTCCTAAATATTATTTCGCCCCCATTTTAGGAACAATTTCTGCATATTCAGGATATGTCATAACAATTTGTTTTAATCCTATACTTGTTATCTCAAACGCTATACGTGCTTCCTTCTGTCCGGAGAACTTCAGAAACACGTCTCCGACGTCCATTTTATATTCCGTTGTCGTGATACTCATTTCGTTATGAAGATATCCGGCAAGGCT